TAAAGGACCCAAGCGTCCCCGCTGAACCCATAACCTTGTTAAACCCACCGCTGTTTATAGATACAAATGGGTCAGCCTGATTTGAGTGAATAGCCACGGGTTCACTGGGAGAAGAAAATGGGGATAGATTCCCAAACAAGTCTTCGTATTGAAAGTAATAAAACCAAGAACCGGCAAGAAGTGCGCCCTCTCTACCAGTAAGAACATCTCCAGGCGTACCAATTCGACCCGGCCAAGAATACCCAACAGAATTTGGATAGTATTGTGGAATTTCATCGAAATCAGGTTGAGTCGGGCCTGATATATCGGGTGTCTCTGCCGATCTAATGTAACCCAGGTTAAATACACTACCGTTAAATTGAATGACCCTGGCTCGATCAACGCCATTAGTCCAAATAATATTGTTACCTATTCGAACATACTGATCGGGAAACCGAGGATTGTTGACAGTGCTTAAACCGGTAACCTTAACCTCATCTCGGTTTCTAATATCACCCCGATAAATATATAGATCTTGGCCAAACCGGTACACGGTTATGTGCGCAGAACCATTAAGCAAGTTCGCACAAAAAATACTGTGGGGCCGCGAATTTATTTTTATGTACGCAGGAAACCCATAGTCGTCACTTAAACCAACCGATCCTCGTTCATAACGAAAACTACCACCATATCCAGTTATTCGATAAGCAGTTGTGTCAACGCGAAGAACAGAGGGGCCAACAACACTTTTCAAACTACTATCTTCATCCAGTTCAAGATTTTCAACATACCAAGCGAGGGCCACAGGCGAATATGCCTGACGACCCTCACCGGGTGGTATGATAACTGTATTTGTAGTCTGACGTGCTGGTCCAGCCACAATCTACTCCGTATCAAATAGTGATCTCATACTGCTTACTCTTCCAGGAATCAGAGAGCTTCGCGTAAGTCGTAGAGTTGCCCTTCAATGCCGGGATCGACTTAATTACGCGAGATCTCCAAGACATGAACTTCTCACCCTCCCAAGGCGAAGGCACAACAAACACGCTGCTGTCGGCAATTTTAACAGCCTCTTCGGGGTCTTCGATATCGGCCACATCTTTCGAGTCGTCCCTCAAAATGCTTTTTGGCGGGACCCAGCCCACTTGAACCTCATCGTAGGTCCAACCTACCGGCATCCAATCATATATGGTCCTGTGCTCGACACCACCATTCATGTGCTCTACACCATTCTTGGTCATGATTGTTGCTGACCAGTTTGGAGACTCGCTATCGGCACTCAAAATACTGACAATCAAAGCTTCCTCATGCTGACCCACAAGAGTCTGACGGAAGACTTGACAGCCTACCTTTGGGCGCGGAATCGCAGTTAGTGTTGAGTACAATTTCTTTTCGGACATGTATCACCTCTGTTGTTGTTCTTCCCCTTAAGGGAGCCAAACCAAGTTAATCGCTGGAACTGAATGTACCATAGCGGTTACGAGTACGATAACCCGTAAAAGGAACGGGTTCGACACAACCACCAACATTCGCATAACGCTCCCTAAATCCACGCATCAATTCTTGATACCGGTTGAGGTGCATTTGAGCACTTTGTTGATCGTTACCATCGTCTAAGCTGACGTAATACAAGGCAAGCTCAACCAAACACGGTACCGCGTCACGCTGAATTGGTGCGGTATCTTGGTCATCAACAAACTTTCTCGGTAGTCGAAGAACTCTAAAGTCAAGTTCGTATCGTTGGTCTTGCTTTGGATAAACTTGCCACGCATAGTACCCTGTGCTGTGCTTCAGGGGTCTGTAGTAATCGTATAAATTAGTACCGTTCCAAACAATTCTGGCACCCTTAATTTTACTTCCTGAGTCTAAACCTTCAGGAGCCTCGACACCCGACGAAGTAAGCGCCGCAACATGATCAAAGGTAGGCTCAACCTCGCATAAAAGATAAAACTTTTGACCGGTTTCCACCGCGTTTAGTGTACCAATACCCGACGATTCCTTATTCAAGTGGGCTACATAATACCGAATACGCAAACCAGATCGACTGAATCTATCGAAAGAGGAATCACCAAAACCCAACATAGAGTCGATGTTTGTCGCCGAAATAACAAGCGCACCATCTTCACCAGACGAAGCCCCTTTTTGGGTCAACACCTTAATAGGGGATGGGGCGCTTTCCCAAACCGGATCATGTATTCCCGTGTAGCGACTAACCGTTGACGTAACGGGATCTGTCTCATACGCCCAAGCAAGATCAAACGTGCTGTCGTGATCTTGATCACCACCAGGTGCTATCAGGGGTGATTGTTGCCACTCATCATCACGACGACCCCAAACATAAGTGTAGCGTATAGCCCAAGTACCTTCTCGAAGTGAACTCGTAGACCACTTATAGGTGTTATCGACTGCTTTTAAAGTAGCGCCAAATCCGCCTACCGTAGCAGCAGGATCGAGAGTAACTCCTGTAGTATAAGACATGACCTCATATTTAAACCCCGGCTTATTAGAAGTCAGTTTTGGGGCTGTCCCTGTTTTAACTTCACCGAAACGTTTACTTTCATGCCTTACATTACTGTAGCCAGCAACCGCGATTCCTCGTTCCTCGTTAGGGGGTTCGATGGTTACTTCTTCTTCTTCGATAGTGGGTAGATCTGTCCCGCCTTCAACTGTAGTTGATTTATTTATATCAATCTCAACAACCGTAGGCGCCTCAGTCGGGGCAGGTATTTGGAAATGTCTGTTACGCCAACAACGATTTGGTCGACCCTCATGACTACCCTGAAAATCTAAAAGATCATCCCTATATGCCGAGCCCGTAGCTACCTTCCAAACTTGTTGACGCGAATCATCAAAGATTCGAGCCGGCTCGAGAACTTCCATCACATCGTCAGAGAGAAAAAACTCTGGTTGATGAATCCTAAAATTCTGGGCTGAGCCCGTAGAAATAATGTCTGGTGTGGGGCGGTCGATACTTACAATGTAGTAGACAACGCCATCCGCAGTCTTTTTAAACCACTCCCGACTCTGACGACGCCGAATACGGCCTGAAGAATCCGTGATCTCCAAGTGCATGATTCCGTCCCACTCACCAGTAATTGTGGGTCGCCAGGTTGTAGCGCTACTTGAATGAGCAATTGATAGACCAGCCGAATCAATAAAGTAAAGAAGCCTCTTATCGTTGTTGTAAGTAGCTACTTTAGACGAAACAGAGGCTGAAGACCCAACCACTGTAGGAAGTAAAACAACATGTTCCTCGTCAGGGACGATTGCCTCAGGTATTTCACCGGCAATCCTGTCTAACGCAAGATTAAGTGCAGCCCGAATACGGTTATCCAACGTAGTGCCCGTAGAGTCCCACGAACGTAGGGCATACAATCTGTTACGCAAAGCCGCTAAAGAAACGTCCACAGGACCTCCAAAAGACGAAGGGGGCGGGACCCGAAAGCCACGCCCCCTAAGTGTATCACGTAGTCAGATGCTACGGGATGCTGATGTACGCACCAATTTTACCCGACAAAGTGGAACCACTTGGCAGGGTGTTGGTAGCAGTCAAACCACGACCGACAATATCACCGGCAGTAGTAGACGGCTTCAGCGAACCAGCGGCGGTAGCACCATCGGTGGTCAGGAAGTTACCGGCAGTAACACCTGTACCAACAACGACAACTTCACCACGCTTGACAACCCAACCGTACTTGCCCGCAGCAATCGTAGACTGAGCAACTCCGATAAGGTCGAATACCTCATCATCATCACTAGCTACATTCTTGCCCTCAAACGAAGTACCAACAGCGTTGACGATAGCCATGCTATACTGAGAGATCTCAGCGACAGCCTTCACGAATACCCACTCACGATCACCCTTCAGACCAAGAAGGTCGTCGGGGTTAGATGTGTCACTAAGGGTAGACGTGTGAGCCGCAGCAGCTACTTCATCCGCAGGCTGAATACGAGTAGTACCAAGGGGGTAGACCTCGTCATCGTAGACCTTTGAGTAGGCGCTTCCACCAAGCTCTTGATCTTGAAATGAGTTTCCATATGCCATGATGTACCTCCTTAAACCGCGCCGCCGGAAACACAACCCTGAGCCGGAAGCTTAGTGCAGATCATGTTGCCTTGCATTGCGAAGATTGCAGTTACGACATCTTGGTCACCAACGCGCTCCTTGAACTCACTGATGTTCGGTGCTTCAAGCATCGGGAACTCAATGTAGTCAGTGTTGAGCATGTAAGTGACACCATCAGCCGCAGCGCCAGAAAAGACAGAAGTGTCAGTACGATCAAGATCGATGGAAGAAGTAACAGAAGCGATACCCATGGAAAGTCCCAGGGTGTTGCTCTTGTCAATCTTGTCATCAACAATGCTCACACGAACGTTGTCCCGTCGGCTGTCCTCGAAGTTAGTGTAGGTGTCGTCATCCATGATCACGAGATCAGGACCCTTACCCACACCACCTGCGTAGTGGGCGCACTGACGGTAAGTCTTACGCAGTTGCGTAATACCGTTAGCCGAGAACGACGAAATGTCGTTGTATTGGTTAGCGTGGAAGTAGCTGCTGCTCTTGGCTAC